ATCACTTGATAGTTCTTTCGCACTATATCAAGTGCTTCACCTTTGCTACTGGCATTGACATTCACACATTTAAGCCATCCACCAGTGCTATAAAACTTAACTTCATACCAGTGAACCTTCTTCATTCTATCACCTTCCATCCATCACACATCACTTTGTTTAAATTGAATTCTTTGACATTTGCCAGTGTGACCTTCACAGGCATCTGAACCGCACTGTGGCATTGCTCATCTTCAGTGAAGTAGATTGTACCATCTTCAAAATGGATGTAGTTCACCAACACATTACGCTTAAATCCATTCATATAATGGATCGTCAATTGAAGTCTTTCAGTCATGTCATTCACCTTCCTTTAATTCTGTGAAGTCAGTGGTGTAGAATGTGATTAGTTCAGTTCCGTCACTCCAATCATCCTTCCAAGGCAGTTCTAATTCTTCATTAAACTGCCACTTGTCACACTTCAGGATGGCATCAACCAGTTCCGGAATGTGATACTTGTTCAGGTACTTCTTGAAGGCTCTGTAATCTTCCTGAATGCCAAGGCAGTCTTCAAACGTGAAGCGCATCCGGAATCCAAGATCAACCTTGTCCTTACCGATGGATTCAGCAATTTCATTGTAAACATTGATCTTCTTGATCATTTCTCTGATAGTCATTTTAGATGTCCTTTCTGGTGGTCTTACCTAACCTACCACCAAGGGAATTTGTTGTTACTTGCTGACCTTGCATCTGGTCAGCACTGTCTGCTTTTCATCTTTGTATTCAGTGTGGTCTTTGATCGTGCCTTTCAGATTTACTTCATCACCTTCATCTAAGTTTCCAAGGCTGTTGCTACTGGTTTTCCAAGTCAGGACATTGCCATTGGTATCTTTGAAAGTGTGAATGTAAACTGTTTCTTCAGACCATCCAAACTGTGCTGTGAACCATGCTGTGTGATCAAAAGTGGCTTTGATTTCTATCTTGTCACCGATCTGACCAACAAACTGACTAATGGCTTTCTGCGCCTTGATTCTGGCTTCTTCCGCTTCCTCTTCAAGCTTCTGCTGCTCATAAGCCTTCTGCATTTCTTCTTGCTGTGCTTTTGCTTCAGCCATCTGCGCTTCCATCTTTGCCTTGCGCTTTGCATCAAGCTTGGCTTGGTATTCAGGTGTTCTTTCAATCCACTTGGCAAAAACTTTTCCGGATCCACCGCACTTGTAGCATGTCCATCCAGTCATTTTCCAAGCTTCAGAAGTTCCTTGCCCGCCACATCGATCACAGGTAACATAGCCTTCATAGTGCTTGCTTCCATTCCGGTCAATCTTGATTAATGTTGCCATTGTTCTTTCTCCTTTCACTCTGGAATGATCCAGTAATCATCTTCAATATAGAAGCCATTCACTGTTTCGGATCCATTGAAGCACTCTTCACACATGAAGATTTCTTCTTCCGGATGTTCTCTGTTCCAGTCACTGCAGGCTGTCCACATCCGCTTGTTCAAGTCATAGCTGTAATTTTTCACCAACTGGTTTGCCATGCTGACCAGTTCATCAAGCATCTGATCCTTAGTGACTTCAGTAATCTTTACTGCATCAATGATGTGGCTGTCTTCATCCAGTCCATCATGATAAGTGCTGACCGCTTTGCAGACATCACCATGCCAGTCATATTCATTGATGCTGTAGACCACATCAAAGTGACTATCCTGCTTCATCCACTTACGATGATATTCGATCTCAACTTTCTTGCCTTCTGCCATTGCCTGCTCAATCTTCTTGATTGCCATTTCCCACTTCATTTTAGAATCTCCTTTCTGGCGGTTTAACCTTACCCACCGCCAAGGATTTGATTTTTTATCTTGTGAGTGCTACCAGATCAATTACATTGTCTGTTTTATCCCAAGCTTCATACAACTTGTGTAATTTGCTTTCCATCGGCTTTCTGGTGATTTCAAATTCACCATCATTGTCTTTTGCGTAAACGCTGAAGCTTGATCTGCACCCATCCAACTGAATCAGGAAGCCTTCCTTGTAGATTGTCATGGTCATGTTTTCTAAACCATAAGAGCTTGTAAGCATTGCATTTCTGGTGCAGGCATTTCTAAGTGCTGTAACCTTAGATTCTGGAAGCTTGTTCATGATCTCCTGTGCGATTTCCTTGTTGTAACTTTTCATTGGTGTGGCTCCTTTCGTTTTTTGTGTTTTTTATTTAATTATATCAGTGTACACTGATTTTTCAAGCATTATTTTCAAATTTTAATAAAATGTTCATAATCTTCCAAAATTAAAAATACAGACCACCTTACTTCAGGTGGTCTGTTCGTCAATTTCAAATCTAAAGAATTGCTGCTTTTTGTTCTTCTGTGTCTTTCCGGATTTAAATCTGGCTATTTCTGCAAGGATGGTATTTGGCTTCACTCCAACAATGTCAGCCAATTCACCAACTGTGTCTGTTACCGCAATTGGAAGCTCCAGATCTGACTTATCAACAGCCATGTAAATCACTTTGGTTTTCATGGCTCACTCCAAAAGCATCACTGCGCATATCAGGAAGCCAAGTATCATGCCAAGCAAAAGACAGGCAATGCAAAGTGGTATCATTTTTTATCTTCCTTCCTTTCACCGTAATAGCAGAAGAAGTGGTCAAATTGCGTCAGTATATTGTTAGTGCAATACATTCCTTCACCCGCAAACCATCTGCAGTCTTTGCACCTGACAACTTCAGCAGAACAGTTCCTAATGTATCCAACAAACATTTCATCAAAGTCTTTTTCACTGTCTTTGATACGCACAATGTATTCTTTCATTGCTCTTCTTCCTTCCTTTCACCCAAAAAGCAAAATCCATTTTCATCAGTTCTGCAGCCATCACCCCATTTTTCACACACTTGATTGCCCATTAAAGGTAGTCCTTCAATTACATACATCTTGTTCCGTAGATAGTGCTTGCAGTCCTTGCACCTGATCAGATCACCAACTATTTTGGCTTCTGTCACTGGATGGTAATTCTTGCTTCCCACCTTGTCATTGATGTAGATTTCTTCAAATCTGATGATCTGTTCTTTCATCTTCTTTCCTTTCCTTTCCTTGTGTGGTTTCGCCATAATAGCAGAAGAAGTGGTCAAATTGCACCAGTATATTGTTAGTGCAATACATGCCTTCACCTGCATACCATCTGCAGTCCTTACACCGGACAACTTTCACATACCCATCTAACTGTACGGATGGCAACTGCATAAGCGTATCAATATCGTTTTGGATAATTTTGTTATGAAACCAACCTATATCACCCTTGGCATTTTTATCTTTCTTACGCTCAAGCGTATTAATCGCCAACTGTCTGTCAATCGGATCCATCATCTTTCTTCCCTTCTCTCTGCATGGCTGCAGAAATCATTTTCTTCCACATCGAATCCATCACCACAGTCATTCCACCAGTCACAATAAGGTGGATACTGCAAATCTTCAAAGCCAATTAAATTGCCTTTTTCATCACGCTTTGCCCATTTTCTTGGCGCAGGATAACAGCAATACTTACAATCTTTGCACCGGATGACTTCAACCAGATCACTGTTTCTTACCTCATCTGCAATTGCTCTGAACATGTAGTCATAAGATCCTTCATCTTCATAGATGGCAACTGCAGATTCTTCAAGTCTTTTCATCAGTTCTTCTTTTGTCATTTCTTATCCTCACACACGTAAATGCCACATATCACACCAATGATGAATAGCACCACCTGAATCAACACTTCATTCATGTTCTTGTCCTTTCTCAAACTGAAAACATGATCCAGTTGACATTGCAGGATGTGGTGGTTTTCTGCCCACATATCCTCTTGGAAAATATAAATTGCAGATTCCGTCTGCATGCCTGCCCCAATTGGAATATGACCATTCATGCCTTTGTTTTTCTGTGACACCATATGCAAAATGCTTGCAGTGTTTGCACTTTCTATCAATGTCATTCATTGTCATTCATTGTCCTTTCTTTGGATCATGTTCATCTGATGATTCCAAGCTTTGATTGCTCTTTTCTTGGTTTTTGCAAGCACATACCATGGATTTTTACAATGCCACATAAAACATCCAATCTGCCACCATGCAGTAAATTGTACTGGCTTCACATTTGATCCGCAAAATGGGCATGGCTGTGGATGCATATTTGCGTGCTTCTTTTTGATGCGTTTGTTCATTTCTGCAGCACCTCTTTTAAGACATCTTCCGGAAACAGTTCTGATGCAAGGATCTTCACAAGCTTGTTCCGCTTCTTGGATATGTTCTGATACTTGCAATCATATATTTCACTGATTTCTGTGATTGTTAAGCCGTCAAAGTATTTGCTTGCAATCACATCCTTGTAGTCATCATCCTTGATGCGCTCCAAGGCTTTGTCAATCCGGATCCGCTCTGGATGATCTGGTGGAAGCTTTGGATACAGGTAAAGCAGTTCTTCAGTCTTCTTGAAAGAATTACTGAACACATATGTGATTCTGCCTGCTTCCTTTAGCTTTCGCAGTGTCTTCAGAGCAGCTGCATCTGCAGCCTTGTCAATCATCCTCTGCAGGTCTTCTGCAGTCAGTGTGGTCAATGTGATATCTGCTTTAGCCATTTATGATTCTCCTTAGTCTCTTACCGCATCCACCGCAATAAGGTGATGTTGCCTTTTGTGCGTGATTACAGTTGCTACACAAATTGATACTTGTGTATTTATTGCTGTAAGGCGATTTCATTGAAACATGCTTCCAGTATGGTTCATTCTTTTCTGCGTCTTTCAGCCTTTGATGCCATCTGGCATCCTTGGTGGTTATCAGATCATCAATCTTCTTTCCGTCATACCAACTGGATCCTTCCATGACATGCATTGCTTCTTTCACATCTGCAATTTCTTCCAATAGGTCAGCAATGCACTGATCTTTGCTTTTTGGAGTGGGATTTTCAGATCTGATCTTCCTTGCCAGTTTCAGTGAAGCCTGCGCCAGTTCACTGCATTCTTCCGCAAGCTGTTCAAGCGCAGATGCTTCACCGATGGTTTCAATTATCGTTTTCATGTTCATTCTTCCTTCCTTACAAAGATCTTAGTTGGCTTGCCTTCAAAACGGATGGTCTTGATGTCATAGCCAAAATGTTCTTTCACCTGCCTTGAAAACTCAATATGTGATATGGGCTTCATGGCATTTTCATAACAGAATTGGTCATATAGCCTGTAACACTTCTTTGTTGGCTGATGCTCTAAACAATCAGCGTATTCATCAAAGAATGTGTTGATGGGATTCAGTGCTTCTTCATATTCAGCCAGTTCTTGATCAATGGCATCAGTTGTGGTAAATCCATTGGTGTTCAGCACTCTTTTCAAACCTTCAATGCCAATGCGCACCAAATATTCCATGCATTCAGGATCCCTAAGTTGGTACTTAATGAATGGTGAAAATCCTGCTGTGTCCTTGTTAAAGCTTGCATTGAATGGCACAATGATCAGTCTGTCCACAATCGCATCACTGTCTCTTCCTCTACCTAACCTTGGAATGGTGTTACCTGAAAAGATCAGTTTGCAATATGGATTGAATTCTATTGGCGCACTGAATTTAACATTTGCATTCATCCTGTCACCACTGACAACTTTCTTGAAGATTCCTGCAGATGGAATGAATTCATCTTCAATGTCATCACCAAGGTTTGCAAGCTTCCCGAACAGATCAGCTGCTTTGTATTCATGTGACAAGTCTGACAGATCCAATGCACTGATGTTGTCTTCTCCAAGCAAATGGGCAAGCATATCAAGGAATGTTGACTTGCCATTGTGCCTTTTGCCTTTCAGCATGAATGCCTTGCGCAGTTCATTGCGCCTGTAGAAGGTGTAACCAATGACTTCTTCCAGAAGCAGTCTGACATTGCGATCATTGCAGGCAAGCTTATTTAGAACATCATCCGCAAGTGCATTGTAGGCATCTGCAGTGTAGTTCCAATTGATTTTGTTGGTCATGATCTTGGATTTATCAAATGGCTCCAAGGATCCAGTGTTCAGATCATAAATGCCATTCCGGAAGGCAATGTAGTTGGCACTTGATACAGGTGTGTCATGGTCAATGTATGCCATCATGAATGACAGCACTTCCTTGCGCTGTTGTTGCTTCAGATTCGGAATGTGCTTGATCATCAGTCCATCAATGTTGGCAGGCACATAATAGCCATCCTTGAAATAGTGAAGCACACCACCAATTTTGATAATGTTGTATTCACTGATCAGGAATTGCCCAAACTTGTCATGCAAGAAAGTTTTCCCATCATAGAACACTGGCATTTGAAACGCATCATCACGCAGGATGGATTGGATCTCTTTGTCTTCCAGTGGCTTCTTCAGAACATACTGATTGATGATAGTGATGCATTCTTTCACTTCATCCTTGGTGAATCCGGAAGACTGCAGTTTCAGGATGTAGTTGAAAAGTTCTTGGTTTCTTCCATCACCTTCATCCATTGTCAGCCAGTCTGTCTTGCACCTGCAAGGAAGCATCCATTTTGGAACCGGATCATATTCTTCATCAGAATAGATGTCATAGATGATCGGTCTGTCCTTGCCTTTGTATTTCAGGATGCTGTAGGATGTTCTGGATCCTAATTTGCCATCAGACTGCAGACCACAAGCCAGTGTCTGTTTGATCCAATTCTTTTCACACCTTCCTTCATTCCGGAATAAAAAATGTTTTCCTCTTGTTGTCTGATAAACTCTGCACGCAAGCTGCTTATCTTCCACTATCTTCATCATGATTTCAGATTGATCATAATCATCAATATCAATCAAGATGGTGTTGTCATTCAGGATGCCTGCAAATTCTTCCAGTTGTGATGCATCACGCATTGTGAGCAGTTCATCAGATGACTTGCCTTTAAATGCCATGATGCACTTCTTATCTTTAGTAGGCACATAGCCTTTAAACAGTTGATACACTGCTTGCTTCACCTCACACCAAATTGTTCTAACCGCTTCTTTGCCATGTCAATGTAATAGCCTTTGTCAAGGCTATCTGGCACAGCCACACCATTGACATCACCATTGAAAATGAAGCAGTGATCAGGTGTATTTGCAAATTTTTGTATTTTGCCATTCTTCACTTTGCCAATGAAAGAATCTGACAAGTTTTGGCTTGCAAACACTCTGAATGTTTTGTCAGTCAGCATCTGACCATTGTGCCATCCACACTGATATTTACTGGACACCTTCACAATCTTCTGAAATTCCTTAAGATCATCACATGCATTGATGGTCTTTTCCACCGGAACACCATTGATCATGTTTTCAACCAGTGCCTTATTGACGATAGGCAGGTCATTGTCAAGGCAGTTCAACGGCTTAACATAGGCACCTTTTCTTTCAATCTTGCCATCCTCAAACTTGAAGATGTAGTTATTTACATCCTTCTGCCAGATCTCTGTGATAACATCAAAACCAAGTGACATGCCTGTTCTGGATTCCCATTCATAGCAGATGTCATCCACTGCATCAAAGGCTTCATCTGTGTCCGGAATCTGTATAATCAAGCCATCGGTGTTAGACTGGATCACTTCACAGTGTCCTTCCAAATGCTCCAGAAGATCCAGTAAAAGCAGCTGACCATTAACACAGACATTGTTGGCTTGCCTTGGATCATAAGCACTTGAAGTTGGATCCTTACAAATGCCATAGGTGGAATTCAGGATGATCTTGTATGGTGCCTGCTCTGCCTTCTTTCCTGCCTTTTTCAATGCCACTCTGGTATCATAGATCTGCTTATATACAGACTTGTCTTTCACATTGCGTGACAGCATGTCATACCGGATCATGATACTTGGATAGAAGCTCGTGACATCCACATGCAGAAGCAATCCTTTCCTGTGCAGTGGTGCGTTTGGTGCGCCATGAAGACCGCCCCACCCAAACTGATGCGGAACACCACACACAAGCACATTGAAGCTGTTGCTGTAGTCATGATTTCTTCCATCCAGAAACCAATCAACCACATATCTGTATTTCCGGATCCGCAAGGTGTCAACCAACTTAATATCCCACTCATCAAACCAATCTTTCCTGACACAGCCAAGTGCCAGTGCTGACAACTGTGCCTGCGTCTTACTGATATTGGAAAGTGGCAGATTGAAAGCTTTGAGCATGGCAATGTGCGCATCAAATGTGGCTTTGGTTTGAAGAAACACTTCCATTGTCTGTTCCACATCGTGCTGACAGTACTTAAATGTGCTTTCAATCTCTTCTGCAGTCAACTTCCGGTCAATGTCAAAAGGCACTGATGTTTCCTGCACACTGTTGCCAAGGAAGCCTTCAAGCTGCTTCAGGCTGTAAAATTTATTCATACAGTCATAGGTGTAAAGCTGTACTGAATTAAATAGATGGCTGTATTCCCATCCTTTTCTTTCCTGCAAAATTATCCAGTCATTGACATCTTTGGGATCAAAGCCAAGCAGAATTGCCTTCAGGATGTACTGATCATAATTTCTACTGTTGTAGCCAATCCAGATCTGTTCCTTGTGGGCATCATAGAATGCTTGTAAGGCATCCTTGTCATTGTCAATCTTGGTGATGGATCCTTCAATTGGATTTATGATGACAACAAGCCAATCATACTTGAAAACTTCAAAATCAAAGAAGCAAAGCACGATCATCACCACCTTCCAACTGCCTGCGCATGTAGATATATTTGTTGTAGTCAATTTCAATGGTAGACCACCGAAAGCCACAATCTTTGCACTTATGCCTTCTGTAAGTGCTGCCATCATCCATCATTCTGGAATCAATGATCCGGCTATTGGTGGATCCGCATCTTAAGCACTTCTTCATTGGTCATGCTCCTTGAAATAGAACATGCATCTTTTGCCAGAAGATGCATGTTCTATTGTGTTGATTTACTTACTTCATGGAAAAGACATCAGTGATGTCAAGTCTTGTGTATTCACCATCATGTGACTTGGTGACTTCATAAAGACTGTCAGTGGCTTCTGATTCTTCAGCAATGTCCAAAAGCAGGTCATTGAAGTCATTGAAATCACCATTGAAATCAATTTCAGAATCATCAAAGACTTTCAGACTGCGCAGAAACTCCAGTCCTTTATGCTGCGGAAAACCACGTGTAAACACCTGATTGTAGAACAGGCACTGGTTCTTGTTGGATCCTTCCTTGATGCGGAACATGCCTTTAATCATCGGTTTGCCATTCTTTGATTCAGCCAGTTCAAGCTTCTCAAGTCTGCAGATATACTGACCATCAGGCAGTTCTGTGTATTCGTTCTTCTTGTTGGCTTCCTGAAGAGCCTTAACCGCTTCCTCACCGCCAAATTCAGCATTCCATTTGCTAAAGTCCATTGTTTAATCCTCTCTTTCTTCCTTACTTAAAATGGGATTTCTTCATCAGTTTCAATTGTTGGATCAATTTCTGTGAATTCTGCTCTTACTTTTCTTCTGCGTCTTTTAGGCTCTGCAGAAACTGCTGTCCTTCCGGTGTCAGTGTTCCCATCATCAGCAGACCTTCCTGCGTTTCCACCGCTTTCACGTTCGTCAGCAGTGCTTTCTTCTTTCTTTTCTTCAGCAGGTGCTTCTGCAGGCTCTTCTTTTTGCGTTTCGGCATTTCTGTCCTTTCTGCTTCTGCGTTTAGGTGCATTTTCCGCAAGTGCATCTTCATGCTTCTGTTCTTCAAGTGTTGCACCTACAATTGCGCCAGTTCCTTTGTCAACAGATGCCACTTCAGATCTTCTTCTGCGTCTTCCATCGGCATCAGGCTTTACCACTTCCGGCTTGGATGCTTCCTGATCCAGTGCTTTCACCACTTCATCAGGCGCATAGTCACCAATTTCATAGTAGTTCCTGATCTTTGTATCCACATACTTAAGATCATTATCAATGGCATAGGTGTCAAACATACCAATAGGTGATTTCACTGTGTCCAGACCGCTGTTCTGCGTTAAGAAGCAATACTGCCCATCCTTCACCGATGTCTTTAGAACTGTGGTAAACAAACCTTCAATGGTGATCTTTTCATCAAGCATCTTGCCCATGGTTTTGATCTTTTCATGCCCTTCATCATCACGCTGAATGTGTGACAGGAAATAGACCACCACATCATCAGGCAGTTCATCACAGTGTTTGATGACATTGAAGAAATCACCTTGGATGTCATTCCACTTATCCCATCCATTTTCTTTGATTCTGCGCATGTATTGAAAGCTCATAATATACTGCGCATCATCAATAACAATGACCTTCTTCTTGGTGCTGTCCATTGCAGCAAGTACATCCTTGGTCAGCTTTTCAAAGGATGGCTTGACGCATTCAAAGTGGTTTTTGAATGGAAGCGGTTTGCCTGCTGAATTGATCACCAGAAGCTCTTCCGGCTTGAAGTTGCGCAGTGAAGCGGATTTTCCTGTTCCGCTGTCACCAAGAATTAAAACTTTCTGTGCCATTACTTACCTTCCTTTCTGTCATGCCAAATGTCCTTAAAGTGCTTGTTGATCTTGCTGAATCCCTTCTTTTTAAGCTGCGCCTTCAGGATCCTGCGCTTCATGGCTCGTACATTCATGGTGCTTTCCCTCACTTTCTGTTATTAATCCAAGCCATCATCACCAGTGTCACGCAGATGATGGCTGTGATCACTACTGCAGTCATATTCATGTCACTTAATCCTCAAGCTTTCGCCACGTTCGCCAAGATGGGCATATTTGCAGGATCCTTCCTTTTCTATCAAGGCTCTGATGGCATCTAAGTCAGGTGCTTCTGTGATCCGCACAAGATCATCAGGCAGTTCCGATGTATCCTTGATATCCATGATCACAGGTGCCTTACCGCCATTCTTCTGAATCGTGAAGTTGAAGAGATCTGTTTTAAACTTCCGCTTGCCAGTCTTGATCATGGATTCCTGCAGATTGTCTTTTATTCTTTTGACATTGCTTTCAAGCATGTTCCTTCTGGCTGTCAGCCTTTCCAATTCAGCCTTGATGGCAAGCACACTGGCTTCCAGATTCTTGATCACTTTGGCATATCCATCTGCCTTTTCTTCAATCGCATAATCCAAAGCTTCCATTGTGTCAGCAATGGCTTGCGGATCCGCTTCCGGATCTTCCATCATCGTCTGTAGCTTCAGGAAGTCATTGGTTAAGTCATACAGTGTCATCCTTATTCCACCTTTCATCAAAGATTGCTTTTTGCCTGCAGAACCAGTCATATTGGTTATCTTCATCCACCATCAGGTCATATAGCATTTGCTTGAAATCATCGAATCTGTCAGGATACAAGATGATGCCAATGCCACCTGCGCTTCTGATCTGGTGGATATTCCAGATCTGCAAATCAGAAGGCTTTCCATCCTCTGCTTTAAGTTCTGCGCCAATGAAAATGCCATTACAGCAGATCAGCAGATCCGGAACACCTTGTCTTTGCACACCATTTGACCACGTTTTCAGCACCCAACAGCCAACTGACTTGGCATAAGCTTTTACCTTTGTTTCAAAGTCTTTTTCACTTGCCATGGCATTCTCCCTTCAGGTCAGTAATCCGTATTCATAAGCAGCAAGCACTTTTTCCTGTCTTTCAGTCAGAACCGCATGTGCCTTTTCTCTTGGAATGTTGAGCAGTTCCAATCTTTCATGGTAGTTCTGCGCCTGCAGTTGCATTGCCTTGGTTCTGGCATAGCCTTCATGGAGCATCCGCAGTCTTTCTTCTGCGCTCATGGTTTTGTATTCATGTTCCGGAATCTCAATGCAGATGATCATCTTGTTTCCCTCTCCTTTTCTTCAAAATAAGATGCAAAACCTTTGGTCAAAATGTAATTTGTAAAGTCAGTCAATGTGACATTTTCTGCTTCTGACCAAGTGTGCAGATCCTCAAGCAACTTCTTGCTCACTCTCAATGAAGTCACAGTGTTTTCTTTTGGCATAAGCACTGGATTTCGTGATCTTGGTTCAGGTGTTTTTTCTACACTTACATTGCTCATGGTCGATAGATAATCAATCAGCTTTTGAATGTTGATTCTGTATGATCTTCCGATCTTCAAAGCAGCACCACATTCAGATGCCAATCGTCTGATTGTGTATACACTGAGATTTGTTCTCAATGCTGCTTGATTAATGGTGACAATATCACCATTAATGTTCCTGCAGTTTTTCGGCTTGTTCATCTTGTTTCCCTCTCCTTTTCTTTCATGTTGCAGGCATCATGGCACTTTGATCAGCATAGCCTTCATTCTTGAAAAGTTCTTCAGTGTAGTCCTTGCGCATTTCCAATGTGGCAAGAATTCTTTCTTCAATGGATCCAGTGCAGATCAGTTGATAGTAGAAACATGGCTGATCCTGACCGATCCTGTGAATACGCTTCTTGGCTTGTTCGTAAAGCTCTGATGACAGTGGCAAGGTGTAGAAAACCATCTTGTTAGCCTTCTGCAGATTTAATCCCATTGCACCTGCTTGATACTGGATGAAGGTAATGCTGTCAGTGCAGTTGTCATAGGATGTCAGGCTTTTAAGACTGCCATTCACAACAGAAATTGGTTTGTCCAATTCTTTGATGGCTTCCATCATGGCTTCCAGTTCTGCTGTAAAGTTGTAGAAAACAATCAGCCTGTCTTCTGTGCTTTCAACCAGATCCACAAATGCCTTCAGCTTTTCTTGGCTGTATTGACCGCACAGCTGTCTTTCATAAAGCATCTTGGTCAAGGTGGTGTCACCAATCAGTTCTGTGCCATCTTTCAGTACCAAAACACCTGCCTTCCGAAACAGCTTGTATTCCGGTGATGCAGGAACCTTGACCTTCTGGAATGTCTGTGCAGGCAAGTCAAAGACTTCATCAGTTTTTAGAAACTGACAGCCATGTTCAGCCATTTTCCTCTTCAGCCTGTCAATGTTCTTATAACCAGTCACAATTGGAATGGATCTGCCAATGGTGTCCAAATAGTCCACCTTCACAAATTGCTTCCAATACAGATCCTTGCTGATGTTCCATCCAAGCAGGTGCATCTGTGACCATAAGGTTTCATACTTACCGCCAGTAGGTGTGCCTGACAGAAGAATCACGTTTGCAGGCTTCATCTTCAAGATGGATTTTGACCGCTTTGCTGTTTCATGCTGAATCAGTGAAGATTCATCAAGAAGCAGTGTGAAATCCTGCAACTGTAACAGTTCCGGTCTGCGCCAGATCAGGTCATAGTTGATGATGCCAACTTGCTGTGCTTGGTGTTCTTCCGGAACCTTTGTGTTTTCAATGAAGCAATGCAAATCCGCATTATCAGTCAGGTCAAACACTATGATTCCATCACCAGTCCAAGCACCTGCATAGTTTTCTTTGAAGTGATCCACCCAATCATCAATCTTTGACTTCTGGCAAACCACAAGATTTACCCTTGCTCCAAGCTGCATCATTTTTTCTGATCCCACATAGGTCTTGCCCAAGCCCATATCCCAATAGAAAGCTGTGTGGGTTTGTCCTTCAGCAAGTTTCAAGCCTTCAATCTGATGCTGATATAGCTTCAGTTTTTTCACCTTCCTTCTGAATCCTTTTGATGGCTTCATACAGTGGCTTGAAGTCATCAACTTTAATCACTCTGTTTTCAATGTCCTGCACTTCAGTGCCATCCTTTAGGATGTGTTTCACATTCGCCATCATTCGTCTTCCAGTGTTGGCTGAAACAGCGTATCAATTGAAACTTTCGCCTTCAGGAATTTCTTGATGGCAAAAGCTTCATCAAGTGTGAATGGATATTTACCATTCATCTTCAGTGAAAAGTGCGTCACAGAAATCTGCACACCGGATTCTTTCCAAATGCCTTCAACCACTTCAGCCATGGTCAGATTCCTTCTGGTGATTTCTGCACGCAGATTAGGAAACATCATTGCTTCTGTTCTCCTTTCATAATTGGTATTTTGTAGTTTAATTTTTAAATTTAAAAATCAAACTAAAGGCATAATAATTCCAATTAAGAAAATTGTCAACAGGATTTTCATTTTTGAAAATCAATCAAACATTTAATTATTGCCCTCTAAGATGCGTAAATAAAAGGAATTCGTCTGTTTACTCTTTTTAAAATTAAAAAGTCTGTATTGAAAAGTGAAATCTTATGCTTTATACTAAAATTCCAAAATACAAAGAAAGAAGGTGAAAATGATGACAGTTGAAGACAGACTGAAAGATTTAATCATTAAGCAGTATGGCACCATGAAAAACTTCACTGATGCCATTGGCATTCCCAATTCCACCTTTGCTAACATTCTGCGCAGAGGAGTGGGAAATGCCAATGTCCTGACTATCATTAAGATCTGTCAGGCACTGAACATCAGCACAGATGACTTGGCGCAAGGCAAGATTGTGCCTGTGGCACGTTCGGAACCGGATCCAGTCAAAATAGAATACATATTTGATGAATTGAAGCAGACCTTGCTGAATGGCGATAATTTGACCATTGATGACAAGCCTGCCACTGCTGCAGAGATCATGACAATTGTTACAATGATTGATGCCACGCTTCAAACAATCAAAAAGCAAAGGATGATGTGATGATCAAAACAGGCTTATATGTGAGAGTGTCTACACAGGAACAGGCAAAAGAAGGTTATTCCATAGGTGAACAGATTGACCGCCTGACAAAATACGCAGAAGCACATGGATGGCTAATTGTTAAGACATATACAGATGCAGGCTTTTCCGGTTCCAACATGGACAGACCTGCACTGCAGGAAATGATTGAAGATGTCAAAGCAGGAAGAATTGATAAGGTGGTGGTGTACAAGCTTGATAGGCTTTCCAGAAGCCAGAAGGACACCTTGAACATCATTGAAGATGTGCTTCTGGCTAACAGCTGTGACTTTGAATCAATGTCTGAAAAATTTGACACAGCCACACCTTTTGGAAAAGCCATGGTGGGAATACTGGCTGTCTTTGCGCAACTTGAACGTGAGCAAATAAAAGAAAGAATGGCATTGGGCATTGAAGCACGCATAAAGGAAGGCAAGTGGCGCAGTGGATGTTCCAGACCTTATGGCTATGATTATGATGCTGAAAATGGCAAATTAGTTATCAATGAATATGAAGCCATGATTGTCAAAAAGATTTTTGATGAATTCTTGGCAGGCAAATCTGTTTACACCATTTATACTGAATTCAAAAATGTAGGTTATGTTGTCCGAAATGGAAAAATTGACACACGCAATATTAAGTATATTCTGCGCAACAAAACATATTGCGGTTATCAAAAGCATAATGATGATTGGATCAAATGCAATCATGAAGCCATCATCAGTGAAGACAGCTACAATCAAGCACAGGAAATACTGGATGAAAAGAAGCGGAAATCAGATGAATCAGGACACAGAAATGAATCTTCCACATTGTTAGGTGGAATCATATTCTGTGCAAGGTGTGGCGCACGTTATGGAAAATATAAGACCGGATCACCGCAATATGGCTTCCACTTGAATTACTGTTGCTATTCCAGAAGCAAAAGATCTGGCACCATGGTGATGGATCCAAATTGTAAAAACAAGATATATAGAATAGAAGAATTAGACAACATCATTTTAAATGAAATCAGGAAGCTTGCCATGGATCCTGATTACATTAATTCCATCAAGGATCCTGAACCGGAAGATAGCACAGCCACCATTGCCACCTTGCAAAAGCAGATTGATTCACTAAGTCATCAAACATCAAGATTGATGGATCTGTACAGCCTTGGCACATTCTCCATAGAAGAATTGGAAGCTAAAATCAAGCCATTGCAGGAACAGCGCACCAAACTAAAGGAACAAGTGGAAAGCCTGCAAAGCACAAGACGCACCATGACAAATGATCAGGTGATCCACCTTATCCAATCCTTTGATGAAGCATTGGAAAAAGGCACTATGGCTGACAGGCGCATTATTATTGATCAGCTGATTGACCGCATTGACATTGATGGTGATGATGTCATTATTCACTGGAATTTTGCATGATTTTTACAAAATTAGGCATTTTAATGCTCATAATTGCAAAATAAAAAGCGCACCTATTAAGGTGCGCTTTAGATTTCTAATTGAACAGCTTACTGAAGTAAACTGCTCCATTAGGTATTGTCCGGATCATAAGATTGGAACACTTCAAACGTGACAACTGCACCTGCTTTTTCAATAGGTGTGGTCAAAGTCACAGTGTTACCTTCCAGTGTATATTCAGTGGCATTCAAATGCAACCCATTAATGTAAACTTCAAGCACATCATACTGATTTGCAAAAGTTGGCACATAAGTCAACACGTTAAATGTAGACTGGTTTGCACTGGATGTTGCAATGCCTTCCACCTTGCGGAATGCCTTTGCAGCTACAAATTGTGATTTCACAGATTCAAACCACTCATTAAACATGGTCTGTTGCTGTGTCCATAAAGTGGTGGTGTCGATCTGCTGAAGAAGACCTTGCACAAAACCACACATTGAGCTATTGCCACGCAGATCTGTGATCATGGCATCAGTGATGGCAGTGATCTGCTTTGCCACACTGATTCTTGCCAGTGCCATTTCCCATCTGGTGGTAGTTCTGACAAGTGCAGGTGATTCCGGATTAGAAGCCAGTGCGCCTTCCTTGATCTCAATGCCCATGGTTCTTTCCGTGTAGTCCACATAAAAAACCACAAGATCAATTCTGTTCAGAAGGACATCAGACGCAGTGACAGCCATGACAAGATCAGATGTATTGACCATTTTATGACCATTGATCCATCCGGATCCTGCGCCAACTACCACATTCATGCCACTGGATGCACGCACCTGAAGCTGTGTGGAAGGATTCGGAAACACACCATTACCAACAAGCAGATCCAGATAAGATGTGACATCTTCCGCATTGTAAATGCGATCATAGACACCGCCAGATTGCAAGGCATTAAAGAAATAGGAATTAATTGCCATGATTTAACCACCTTTCATATTCCAAATGTAGGAACAATAGAGTATTCGCCAGTTTCGCTTACTGACTCAATTACTTCAACTAAGCGTGAATTGATGTAGATGCCCCACTTTGTATTTTCAATGACACACAAATCACCAAGATTCACATCCTGCTTATATTTCACGCTGTCAAAGTAAACTGTTCCAGTGAATGCAGCTGTGTATTTAGTTAATCGTTCCTGACCTGCATTCTGTAACATCTGCATGTATTCCGCTTGGCTGATGCCACCATTGTTTGACCGGATCTGCCGTTGATCTGCATAGACTTCATGTCTGTCTAATCCAGTTGTGCCATCTGTCACCCATGTTGTGGTTCTGGCTGTTCCTTCACCTTCACCTGCAACTAAGACTGCAGTTGCAACATTGGTGTAATTCTCTTCATATTCACTGGACAAAAGATTGTCATACTGGTCAGAAAAGATCACCCATGGATTTTCTGTCTGTCCGTAAGTCCTGTCCACACCTTCATAAAGCGTGAACACAAACTGATGATTGCTGTTCAGTGTCACCTTGAAGCCAATGCCATGTGTTTCACAGATGTCTGAAATGGATTCAAGCAGATTCTTGCCAGTATACTGTGCCTGCATCGTCTGTCCAATGCTGACAGGCGCAACTGTAAAATTTGCAATCTTTCTATCAGCAATGGAAGGTGTAATGATGTTCTGATTGATCAGAGATTCTACACAGGCACTGATCCTGCCATAGACTGTGGTTTGGTCTGCAATGATCCTTCTGGCAAGGATGGATGCCAAGAATCTTCCTGACACAATCATCACATCATGTCCATCTTCATTGTGTTGTATAACTACCTTTTCAATGATGCCAACATTTTCATCATCGTCACGCACAACATAGAAATCTTTTTGAAAAAGACCCATGTTGACAGTGTTAGCATCCACACAGATTTCAAAATCACCTGCTGTGTAGTATCTGGATGTCCAAATCAATGAAATGTAATCATCCACAACAGCAAGCCTTTCAAAGCTTTTATTCATGATCACCGGAAGTATTTCTTTCATATTTATACCCCTTCATATAGGTTTTCATGTGTGAATGTTACCACCAGATCAAGCAGATTTCCGGATCCTATTTCATAAACAAAAGTGGATCCATTATCTGCAAGCTGTAACCATGTGGATCCTTGTGTGATGTAGTTGAAAATGTTGATGTTCTGTCCACCACGCAGAAGTATCACTGTCTTATGTCCTTGCCTTGTGTCAATGTAGATGTAGTCACCCTGTTGCATGGACACATTCAAGCCAAAGTATTCACTGGTAACATAGTTGAAGATCCTTGGATTTGTCACTGCATCTCTGGCATACAAAGTAATGATCATACCACAGTCCACATCACCATCATTGTCAATAGTGATTCCTGATTCTGTACTTACATAACCAAAAACCAGTTCAGGTTCTTCAGTTGACGCAAACGGAAAGTGGAAGCTGTCAATAACACTGCGCAGTTCATCAACCACTGCCTGTGCTTCTTTGAAGTAAGGCGATGGACACAGGATGGCGCAGGTAACAATTTGCTTCATGGCAAAGTATGTGATGTCAATGCTTTGAATGTACCCTTCAATGTAAACCTTCCTGTAGTCACCATTGTAGTACATCTTCACATACTGCTTGGATTTCAGAACATCATACACTGCAATGCGCTTTGCAGGTGCGTCATATTCGATAGCAAAGGCAATGTTGATGGTGCGCATATCCAGTTTTGCGCTGTTATATTTTGCACCATCAATCAAGGCTATCTGGCTTGTGTTTATTGTGGCTGTTGGTGGATTCAAGCCCTGAATGTCAACCACTGTAAGTGCAGTGTTTTGATTGAAATGTAGCTGATCACCTGCAGCATTTTCAAGAATGATTTCATACATTGCTAAGACCTACCTTTGCGCTAAACAGAAGATTGTTGGTTTCACGATACACAGAAAGTCTATCCAATGCCTTTGGTGAATTGTTGGTCTGGTAGAAGTTAATGACCTGCTGTCTGGATCCATAACCACTTGCACTGTTTCCGGAACCACTGCCTGCCAGATTAGCACCACTAAGCATTCCATCAGCCTGAACCGCCACATCAGCCTTTAAATCATCAATGGCATCATTCATGGTAGATTTCATGTCAGAAAGTGCAGAAGGCATATCTTTGTCAAAACCAACTGCAATGCCTGAAGGTAAAAATTTACCAACTTCATCGGCAAGCACTTTGGAAGGTGAAGCAATGCCAAGCGCATTCTTGATGAATCCAACTACATCATCTACCCATCCTGAAATCTTTTCTTTGATCCATTCATATCCACCGCTGATGCCATCCCAAATGCCTGAAACAATATTGGTGCCAACTTCAAGCATCATTTCACCAAGATCTTCAAGGACAGATCCAATACCAGTCATCAGTTCATCGATGATCTGGACACCTGCATCAAGAATCAGTGGTAAATTCTCTATCAGCACACTAACAATGGTGGTGATGATTGTTGGCAACATGGAAATCAATTCCGGAATGGCTTCTGTCAGACCTTCAATCAATGACAGTAATGCAGAAATGCCCATTTCCACGATCAAAGGCAGGTTTGATGTTAAAGTTTGCACTATGGTAGTGATGATGGTGGGCAACATTTTTATCAATTCTGGCAATGCTTTGACTAAACCATTTATCAATGACATCAGAACATTGATGCCCAATTCCAGAATTCTTGGAAGGTTTTGTGTAAGCATTTCCACAAATGATTTAATCAATACTGGAACATATTCCAACAATTCTGGCAGTGCTGTCATAATGCCTTCAAGCACAGCCTGAAGCAGTAAAATTCCAGATTCAAGCACCATTGGCAGATTTGTTATTAGCGCATCTAACACACCCTGAATCAAGGATGGGATCATTTCTATCAGACTTGGTAATGCTTCCTGAAGTCCTGTCAGAATAGCCACTATAGCCTGCATTCCTGCGTCTATGAACATTGGCAAGCCTGATACAAAAGCCTGCACCAACTGAACCAATCCCTGTGACAGCGCAGAAGCCAGTAATGGCAAGTTGGCAACTACAGCGGATCCAATGGCACTGACCATGGATGTTCCAACTGAAATGATATTAGGCATCTGTTGCATCAGCATGTTAGCTGCGGATCCTACAGTGGATCCTACCACATCACTAATTGCATCCCAATCACCGCCTGCATCAATTAATCCAGTGGTGAATTCCTGAAGCAGTCCAACTCCGCCATCTGCCAGTTCCTGTAACTGTGGCAAAAGCACAAGACCAAGCGCACGCTTGGCAGCATCTGCGCCTTGCGTCAATCGCTGAATGGAATCATCAAAGGATCCAAGATCAGCCAACTGATCATCTGACATCACTGCGCCCATGGATTTGGCTTCTTCAGTCAGCTCTGCAATGCCTGCGGATCCTTGTTCAATCAATGGATTCAGATCCTGTGCTGACTTGCCAAACAGCTGCATTGCCAGTGCATCACGCTGTGTTTCATCTTCAACACTGCCAAGTGCGTCAATGGTTTCCCAATAGACTTCTTCACTGTCTCTTAAATTCCCATTGGCATCAGTGACAGACACACCAAGTGAAGCATAGGCTTCTGCCATTGCACCAGTGCCACCTGCAGCTGATTGCATTGAGCTTAAGTTTTTGCGCAAGGATCCTGTGAAGGTTTCCATGCTCACATCCACAAGATCAGCAGCATAGCCATAAGCCTGCAATGCTTCTGTAGATACACCTGTTACAGTGGACATTGTAAGCATCTCATCGGCATAAGCAGCTGCATCCACCGATGATTTAGCAAGACCAGTGACCGCACCTGCAATAGCAGTAGCAAAGGCAGCAATGCCAACTTTGGCTGCGTTTGCCATAGCATCACCAAGACCACTGAATTTGCCAGATGCCTTTTCCGCTTCATCAGATGCTTCCTTAGTTTCCTTTTCCGCATCATTCATGCCTTTGTCAAAGTCATTGGCTGCGGATGTGGCATCTTTCAGCTTCTGCTTATTCTGCTGAAGTTCACCGGACAGATCTTCAATCTGCTTGCCAAGATCCTTGGCTTCTTTAGAATTCTTACCAAACTGCAGAACAGCATTGGCATATTCATTCTTCAGGCTGTCAAGCTTTGCTTCCTGTTCACCAATTGACTTATTCAACTGGTTCATAGGTGATTGTGCTTCTTTTTCAGCAGCTTTCAGCGCATTGAGCTGATCACCAAATTTAGTGATACTGGATTCAGTTTTGGCAATGCTTGCACGCTGCTGTTCCATCTTCAGCCTAAGATCTGCAGCTGCTGAAGAGTTTTCACCCTGTGTTGCAACTACTTCCTTATACTGCGCTTCAAGCACTTCAAGCTGTCTTTTCTGCGCAGGAAGCACAGTATTCAGTTGTTTCAGTTTTGCTTCAAGACCTGTGGTGCTATCGCTCCACTTGTCCATTCCTGCTGTGGCAGTCTTAAACTCTGCATTGGCTTGGCTGATTGATCTTCTGGCTTCCTGCATGGCTGCCTTTAGATTCGATATATCAACCTTCCATTTCATTGTGCTTTCATTTTCTTTTGCCAATACTCATTCACCTGCCTTTATCAATACCAGTCATCATTTTTGGCTTGCCTGCGTATGTGGATATTGCCTTTTGAGTCCTTCCAAACTTTGTCAGTGCCACCTATGCCTTTTTTCTTTAAAGCATTACTATTGATCCACTGCAAAAGCTTGATCACTTCACCAAACCTTTCCCTTCTTACAGTAAAAGGTGTCAGCGCAGTGTATTTCTGGCAAAGATTATCTGCGATCTCATAAAATAAATCAGATAAAGATGTGGTGGTGGTGTTTGCTTCACCACCACCGCTGATCAGTTTTTTGATTTAAATGATCGCTGAACATATTTGAAGAGATCCAGAAACAGCGGAACCAGTTCCTTCAGCTTGATCCTGCGCAGTTCATCCTTAGTCAGTCCTTCACCGCCAAAGATATCAAGCAGAAGATCTTCCAGTTTTCCTCTGTTATCAGCAATGACTTTCAGCACCTGTGTGTTATCATTCAGATTATCCATTCCAGAATCCAACACTTCAAGAACATCCTGAACAGTGCCATACATAATATCATAGGCATCTACTTCATAAGTTTTTTCAACTTCACGCTGATTCTTATAAATGTTAAGCTTCATTTTGATGATCTCCCTTCATGATCTAAAAAATGGTGTTGGTAATCTGACCGGAGGGAAGCCAGAAACATCCTGCAGGTGTGCTGTCCCAACACCATCTCTGATTGTTATTACGGATTGGTCAGAGCCTGTAAAGAATCACAGGTGGTGACAGTGTCAAAGAAGGTGCTAAGATTAGCAAGCCCGTCACGCTCATCAACCACAAGTGCTTTTTCAGCAGTACCAGATTTGGTGAATTTGTGTGTGGTCATGATGCCAGTGAAAACAAGTTGCTGATTGTTGGAATCCGTGCCTGCATTTTCAGTCTGGCTTGTTTCGTCAGGAGTGGTTACGCTCCCTTTGTATCGCCAACAGTACCTATAGGAACCATCGGTGAGGCGCAGTCTATACCCGAGTGCAATGTATTTAGGTGTGCGCACACCATCCATGTATGCACCAGTAGTGGTGTCATACTTCTTGCCAAGCAGGTCAGCAAGAGTCTTCAGATCAAGCGCAGGAACAGTCAAAGTGATAGTATCCGCACCTTCCGCATTGATCGTCAGCGCAGGCTTGTTGTCATAGTATTTAGTGTCAGAAGACGTTTCAACAGTCTTGCTGATCTCTGCAACAGGTGCAAGAATCTTAACTTCACCTGTGGAATAACCATGACCTTCTCCAGTCTCATTGTCATCAGAAAGCACATCTGCATATACCAGATTGTCAGTGCCTCTGAATTCATCAACATACTGTGCCATGTTAATTCTTCCTCACTTTCTCAATGTAAAGTAAATTGATTCCTCTGCCAGTGTGCGTAGGTTCATCAGACAAAACATCATGTCCGGATCCATCCACTATGAATCCAACTGCCTTCAGCAGTCTTTTTGCCTGCATCAACACTCCATTCACCTTGGCAGGATCATTAGAATAAAAATTCAAGTCAAAATCCCAAATCACCTGCGTTTCAGCATTATCATAGAAGGCATCATCTGAAGTGTCATTGTTCCAGAACGTGAAAAACGTATCTGGATAAGTGGCATCATCTGACATGGAACCTTGCAAGATCACCTTGCTTTCGTCATTGTCAACCAATGGCAGAATAGTATTGATCAGCAATTCTTTCACATCCAATTCAACCACCACCTAACTTCAAATGCTCATTCATAACTTCCTGCTGAAGTTCAGCAATTTGTTTTCTTGTCCTTGTGCCTTTGATAGCATTGTATAGCTTTTGATCTTTGGACATTTTTGGTGTACCATACATTACAAAGATGGAATGTAGGAATCCTGCCATTGTTGCACCACCATTGGTGGTGAATCCGGATCCAACTTCCGCAATGGATCCATGCCATTCTGGTGATTCAGAAGCCATGATGGATCTGACCATTGCACCAGTGGCATAGCCTTTCAAACCTTTTCCGGAATACACAGTTGCTGCAGATCTTACATTTTCCTGCACCAGATCCTGTGTCTTGGTTAAAGCTTCATCCACCGCTTCCTTAAGATCTCCACCTGCTTTATCAATGGCTTGTGCTAAATCGCTAAATCCATCGAAAACAATTGACATCTTTGCCATTATGCCTTACCGCCATCTTTCTGCACCTTAAAGCGCATGTATTGATGTCTGAAGTCTATGTCTTCCGGATCAGACACAATGTCATAGATCTGCTCATTGTCGCAGATGTAGATCTGGCAATCTGCAGTGATATCAGGTCTGTACCAAGTATCAATCACTGCTGTATTGATAATGGTATAGACATTATCCTTATAATTTTCGGTTCCACCAAAAGTCCTGAAGGATCCATAGAACAATTCACTGTCTTTAGGTGCAGTGAAGGATTTCTTCACTGCACCCAAAACTATTTCTGTAGTAGGCTTCAGGATCTTCATGGCAACATTGAATGGTGCTGAAGGTTTATATGCCATCTTTCACACCTCATTTCAGCGCAAGCTGTGATGCTCTCATCATGAAGTATTCCGAAAACTTGCCTTCACCTGCACCATACTGCCAAAGATCTGCTACACCCCTTGCAATGACACCACTGGTGATATTCTTGGATGCCACACCTGCATCCACTAAAAATGCAGTGACTTCATCAATGTATGATTGAAGTGTGGCATCCTGATAAGAGCCAGTGACACCAAGCGCATTTTTCACATCATCAAGCACTGCCATTGCTCTTCACCTCTTAGAATCCAACCTTGGTGACAGTTACCGCATTGGATGCCAGAACAGCCTTGTAAAGCGTTTTGGAATCAGCAACAACTTCATCACCGCTTACAGCAACAGCTGCACCAGACTTGGTGAAGCCTTCATAGGCAAAGTCTGCAATGAAATATAAAGTTGCAGAAGCACCAGTGAAGTCACAGGATTTAACAGGCTGATCAGCAAGATGAATGCCAGTGTCACAGGAAAACTTTCCATCAACAGTATCAGCCTGCAGTGCAGTCATTGCAGAATTAGCAGATGCCTGCTTAAGAATAAGACCATATATAGAAAGCAGATCACATTCCGTAATGGAAACAATACGATCATTATTGATCATGGTAATTTACCGCCTTTCTTTAATTTGCTTACGCAGCTTTAACAGCACCAAGGTTCAGTTCCGTAAATTTCACCATTGCGCTGATATCAGTGCCATTTGATTTTACAGTGACAGCTGTTGTAACATCAGTTGCATTAAGTGCAACAGTGACAGCCATAATGCCAATAGTAAAATCAAGTCTTGCGCTTGATTCAAAAAGTTCTGTTTTTGCACCACCTGCGTATCCAGTTGCTTCCTGTGCGCCCATCTTTGCAGTTGCATAAATGATAGGAACACTGGCTTCTGATTCCCTAAGCGCATCAATCAGTGCCTGAATTTCTTCTTTGGTGTAGCTTAAATCTTCACCAGTGCCTTTGTACTCTGCAAGCCACTGAACACCGCCACCTGCGTTTCCTGCAACAGCAGTAATGTTATCAATGGCATCCGGATTCAGGACAGCACCACCTTCACCGCCAAGCTTTTCAGCAATGGCATTCAGCACATCAACACTGGTGGATGCATCTGCAACTGCAGATGCATCACCGCCAAGTGCTACATACAGATCTTTTAATGCTTCAGGTGTAGTTTTCATAATTACACCACCTTTCCATTAAGCCTTCCGAATCAGATAGTATCCAGTAGGATTCAGAACCTTGCCATCAACCACAACAAGTGCCTTATCTACCCACTCATTGGTTTCTTCATCAAAGTATCTGCGCATGGTGAAGCCGAAATTCTCATTGATGGCATACTCATCAGGCTGCCAGTAGATGCCGATGACATCACCTGCAGAAGCAGTGTCAAAATCAGGCAGAATTTCCGGTTCAACCAGTGAAATTTCCCTGCCAAAGAATCTGCCATTGGGATTCACTGCATCACCATCGTTGACTTCCAAGCCAGATGCCTGACGGAAGACAGGATTGTTGTTGGCATCAGCCATGGTTTCAAGATAGCTTTCAACAGTAGACAGCGGGAAAATGAATTCACCTGCACGATATCCAAGCGGAAGCTTACTGAAAAATTTCTTGCGCCAAGCAGTCCAGTTGTTGATGTCCTGCGCAGACATGCTGACAGAATTGGTGACTCGTGCATCATTCAGGATACCAAGCATCTGTCCATTGCCAGTGCCATTGACAATGCCATAGTCCATTGCTTCAAGATAAGCAATTGCAATAACTTCTGCAATCTTGGCTTCAAAAGCATCCATGGTCAGGATGTTACTAAGGAAAGTCTGTGCAATGCGAATTTCCGCAGTATGATACTGGAAGGAAACCTTTGCAAGCGGATCCAGTTTCTGTCTGGGCGAAACTGTGCTTTCATTGATCCACTTAAAGGATGCACGCAGTGCGCCAATGGGATACTCTACACCACCCTGAACAGTGGTCTTGCGAACCTTGGAATAAAGATTGCCATAACGCTTGCGCACAGTGTTGATCACTTCATTCATGATGGTCAGCGGAATAGCTGCACCACTGTCAGCAGTAGTAATAGCCATGCCTGCACGCAGTTCAGCAGGAATAGCAACACCTTTCTGAACATATGCCATGAATGCAGATCTGTATTCCATAGATTCAAGCGGATTCACTTCACGCTTTTCTTCAGTCTTTGCAGGTGCGCTGAAGGATGCAGTAATGTTGCCATTTACATGCTGTGCGGATTCCGGAACCACAGTGCGCTGTTCATCAAGAGAAGCAATCTGGCTGTTCAGATCATTGATCTCTGCCTGCAGTGCAGTGGCTTCCTTGGTAAGATTCCGCACCTCATTCACATCATTGGATGCATCAATTGCGGATCTGATCTCATTCATTCTGTCAGTGCGTGCCTTAAGCAGCTTCTTCAGAAATTCTTTCATTTTGTTTACCTCACTTCAAATTAAGTAATGCATGTGCTTTGGCTTTCGCCAGTTCTAATTCACTTCTGGCTTCACTCTCCAGTGCTTCCTTCTGTGACCGCTTTGCACTCTCCAGTGCTAACTTTGCATTATCCAATGCTTCTTTATTTCTTACGCTAATGGAAGATTCTTCATATGCAGGAAATGTCACTGCAGAAACTTCCACAACATTTGAAATCTGCTTTATCCGTCTAAGCGGATGATCTGATTCAAGGTTCTCCCAATCCTCTTTTTCAACACTGAACATGAAACTCATGCCAGTGATGTCACCACGCTGAATGGCAGAATAAAGATTTCTGGCTTCAGAATTGTTCTTGGTGTCAAGGTTCACCCTGATAGCCATGCCTTCATTGTCAAGTGTCATCTGCATGGTGGAATTGGAATTGTTATTTCTTGATCTTGCAAGCGGGATTCTGGAAGTGTCATGATTCACCAAGAATCTGACATCACGCAGATCTGCCTTATCCAGTGCGCCACTTTCGATGATCTCATCAAAATAGCCAAGATCAGTCCTACTGTTGTAGACTATCGGTCTACCTGTAACGATACCAACACCATCTTCATTTAATTCTGACCGGATGTCAAAATTGTAAGATCTCTGTTCAAATTTATTTTTGTTCATTTTAAGCACTCCATCCTGCAGCCACAAACGCATCCCAATTGGATAGGCTCTGACACTTAGTTTTCTGTGCTGCGCTAAGTCCTAAATAGGTAAGTGTTTTGGTTCCAGTGTAAGCTGATGCACCAATACACATGCCAAGAATATTATTTAATGATTCATCCGTAAGTTTCGGACATGAGCTAAACATTCCACTAATGCTTGTTACACTATGCAGATCAAACTGTGGCACAGATTCCAAGTTGCTACAATAGCCAAACATTACTTCTGCTTTTTGTACATTGCCAGTATTAAATAAAGGCACAGATTTAAGCATTTTACAGCTGCTAAACGCATGATACATATCATTCACATTAGATGTGTCAAACAATGGCACTGCTTCAAGAGACCAACAATTGCTAAATACATTACGAAATGTGGTTACATTGCTTGTATCAAACAATGCAACTGTTTTCAATGCACAACAATAACTAAATGTAGAAGATAAGTAATTCAGATTACTGGAAGTGCTAATTGATACAAATAGCAATGATGTACAATTTTCAAACATGTTGGACATGTTAATTGCACTGCTCATGTCTAAATGTGGTAAAGCAATTAAATGTGAACATTCTGCAAACCAAAAAGCAAAGGCTGTTATGTTGCTCGTATCCACTTGCGGAAAGAACACAAGCTTTTTATCATTCCGAAAGATTTTGCTATTATCAGAAGGATCCCAACCATCTTTGATCTGCTTGGCATAGGCAAAGCCGTCTTCAATGAAATCCGGCTCTTTGGCATAACCAATTTCTTTCCAATCTCTGTCACCACCTACACCGCCTTGTTCAATTAGCATTGTAAGCAGTTCTTCAATCCGGCTCTGCGGTTCTTCAATTTCTACATCTTCACCAAGCAGTTTAAGAAGAAGTTTTTCATTCCTGCTCTGCGGTTCATGCAGAACATTATCTGCGCCAAGCATGTTCTGCAGAATTGCTTCATTCCTGCTTTCAGGTGCATTGAAGTCAGCCATTGTCATTCACCTTCTTCCGTTATGGTTTCATCTTTGGTTTCATCTACAACATCCATCTGAACATTGCCAACTTTGCCCATCTGGTATTCTGCAGCCATGTCAGCATCCACCCAATTCAGTGACATGTAACGTTTTCCTTCCAATTCTGGCAGTGGCAACAGTCCAAAGATGGTGCGTTTCTCATTCTCAAAGATTGCACCAGTAGGTGCCAGAATATTGATCAGTTCAAGCTTCTGTGAAGTGGACATGAAGATCAGATCCTTGGGATAGAATTTGACTTTGTTGCCAAAAGCCTTTTCACGTGAAGTAAACATCTTCTTGGTGAAGGCTTCTGACAGTGCCTTGATCAGCGGTTCCAAAGTTTTCTGATAGAAAGCTTCATACTGTTCTTTAGTATAGTCGCCAGTTAAGATTGCCAGTGGCACACCCCAATTGCGCAGGATCTTCTCATCAACAAACTTAAGCGTGCCTTCATCCACCAACTGCAAATTTCTTGGAAATGGTGTGAAGTCTGCCTTCAGATCCATTGGCAGAATACCGGATTCTGAATTACGCAGTTTTGTTTCAAAATCTTGGATCTGTGCCACCATGGATCCATCATCAAGCATGGTATTGTACTTAACAATTCCATTCACCGCATAAGATGATTTCATTGCTTTGGCGATACCCTGAAGCAGTGTGTTGTTCAGTTCCAGTGTTCCCAACAGTGCTTCATGATCAGGCTGTCCAAGCATGTTACCGCCCATAAACTCATTCACACTGTAGTTGTACTTCACATGAATCACATCATCATATGGAATTGTTGTGGTGTACCCATTCCAGAACCAAAACTTTACAAACAGTCTTCCGGATCCATCTTCAATGAAATCCACCTGTGTAGGATTAATTGGGTATAACGCATCATAATATCTGCGCTCTGCTCCTGTAGCAGGATCAGTCCAAGTGTAGTAAGTAGGAATGATGAATGCATTGTAGTTCATCAGAAGCATCCACACAGTCTTTTCAATGAATTCACTGGTGGTCATCAGCTGATTAGGATTATCCAGAATATCCTGCACATTGTCACTGACCGGAACATTATCATTGTTATGCCCACGCACATGTGTAGGATTCAGCTTCTTCATTTCATCAACAATGCATTTCAGTGCCTGCTGAACAACATCACTTGCATAGATATTCGTGCCAAACTGGCTATAGATGGGCATCATGCCATTCATCGTTGGCGCAAATTTAGAATTTTTAGGCTGTTTCTTAAACAGTCCATCAAACCATCCCATCTATATCACCTCACTGCGCTTAGAAGATCGGTTCTGTATCGTCTAAGCATTTCATAAGCCATTATCAGTGACAGAGTGCCATCAATCCTTCTGGCAGCCTGTCCTTTGATCTTCACTGGTAGAATATGTCCTGTATCCCACACTTGAACACTGGTGTTCAGCAGGCACCACTTATCTATTGGATTATCATTGAATGCAATTGCCTGATCTCTGATGTCAGCTTCAACCAGACGCATAGGCGATGAAAGCACAAAACGATTCTGATAGATCATCTCTGTATCATAGCCATAGTCATCCATGCGCTTTAGGAAGTCCTTTGCAAATCGCTGATCATAACCGCACTTGTAAATTCTGATTCCATAATCTTTATACAGTTCATAAAACCAGTCTGCAACTGCAGTGACATCAACTTCATTGCCTTCATGGATCCTGATTAAACCTTGCCTTGCCCACTCTTCATATTTAGCACCGGATTCTTTGTCATCACTGGCTTTCAACTTGCTTTCCGGAATCCAATACATGCTGTGAATGTATTTGGTTCCATCATCCGGTTTCAACATCAGAATCTTGGCAGAACACATGTCTGTGGTTTCGGCTAAGTCTACACCGCCTAATGCTATTGTATTTCTAAAGTCAGCAATGTTGTATACCCTGCTATAATCCAACATTTCGCCCATAATCCATGCTTCACTGTTGCTCACTTTGAAGTTAAAATCCTTGGACAGTGTAAACATCCGGTCTGCCTTGGATTTTCTTGCTGCATCCACCTGCTCTTGTAAATAATCCCACCGCTTCACAATGCCAAGTGTAGGATTAGACTTCTGCCAAGAAGATGGATCCTGCCACACTTCCTGTTCACTATCCTGTGTGTAAAGCCAAGGAAGATATCTTTCCGCACTGATGCTGTCATCCTCTCCATTAAGGATCTTTCTTGCCTTGACCAATTCTTCATCCAAGAATCCACCATTCACAAAGCCTTCAGTGGTGATCAGAATCAATTTAGGATTCGGCTTCAAAGATTGAGACTGTTCAATGGATTTGATGATTGTGTTGTCCTTCATTTCATGCACTTCATCCACTATGGCAAAATCGATGTTGCGCCCTTCCTTATTCCTTGTCCGGTCAGACAACTTGAAGACTTTGGATCCATTGATCTTGCATTTGATCCACTGTTGATTCTTCCATGTATCCTGTTGCTTTGGATCGATCATCAAGCGCATGGTATCAATTGCCACATAAAGAATGTTCGCCTGATTGTCATCATTACTACTGCACACAATGTCAGATCCGTCATTTCCTGTAATTAGCTCTGTCAGTGCCAGTCCACTGCATGTTTCAGATTTTGTGTTCTTTCTGGCAATCAGCAGAATTGTCTTCCGGAAGCGGTCTATATAATGTCTGTATTTATTTGCAAAATCATTTTGCAAAGCATAATCACCATCAGCCATTTTGAATCCATACAGCGCACTGATAAACGCTTTCTGCCACAGCATCAGTTTCATTGGCTGTCCGTAAAATGGTGATTTAGTAAGCTTGACACAGTGTTCCATGAAGTCAATGCGCAGATCCGCATCATGTGTGTCATAGATGTATCTGTCATCCTGCATTTCTTCCATCAGCTTTGACAGCTCCAACTTCATTTCATGTCCTGCAATGATGGTGCCATCCATGACCTGCTTGTAATACTCTTCCAGATAGCCATTTGAGTATATAACCATTCAATCACCACCTTCAGATGTCCATTGGATCACAATCCGGATCAGGACATTCACCATAATCTTCATAGCACTTTGCGCAGCAGTAAGCACATTCCCATTCATCCTTGTCACAGCCAGTGCAGACTGATTCTTCTTCATATTCGTCAATCATGATTCCACCTTCCTTGCCTTCAGAAATGCCCTAAGTGGTGATTCTTCTTCAGGTGCGTCTTTACGCAATACACCAGTCAAGATCTTGATGCAGTTGTTATACTGCTGCAGTAGTTCCTTGTATTGTTTTGCTGCAGGTGTAGGCTTTTGTAATGAAGGATTCTTTGGATTTACCCTGATGAATGGCAGCTTGCGCAGTGCCTGCAGCTGTTCTTCCAGAAACACCACATCATCAATCATGGGCATGATCACTTCTTTTGTATCTTCAATCTGCTCAAAAATCTTAATCAATTCTTCTTTTCTGGTCATGTTTCCCACCTTTTTCATTGTTTTTTGTTCCTTTTCAGCATAAAAAATGCTGTTTTCTTCAACTTTTACCCAGATTTTTGCCCATCTTAGAAAAAAGTTTTCCGAAATGTTGAAATCCTTGGTAACACCTTCAAAGCCTTTATTCATGCGGGTTTCAGGCACTTTTTTAGGTGTTACTATATGTGTACACTGATAGTAACACCTTAGTAACACCCTGAAAGCCTTTATTCATGCGGGTTTGCGGGTTTCTGTTACTAATGTTACTAAGGAAAATCAACCATTTATATTTTTTCTTGAAGTGTGTATCTATATATAATATATAAGGGAAAATTATATATAGAAACATAAATAGGCAATCAGTGTACGCTGATAAAAATCCTTTATTTATGCGCCTTTGAAGGTGTTACTAAGGTGTTACTAAGGCATTTTACCAGTAACGCTTGCAACACGTTGAAATCATTGAAAATGATCTGTTCAACACACATTGTCTTGGATTTTCGGTCAAATCATTTCCGGAAATCTCAAAAAATCCGATTCTGTGACAGATGAGGGAACATCCTTTGCACTCCTTCGTGCGCCTGCGTGCCATGCCTATGGGGGATGTATGAAGTTTATTCTTCTTCCGGTTCAGGCTGAAATTGTTGGAACCATTCATCAATGTAGCCAAACCATTTAAGCTTTTCATCCTCATCATAATTTCTGACAGTGGCACGCTTGATGCAGTCCATGTAGGAAGCATCAATGAAGATCAATTCATCAGCAGATATCCTTGCCTTTAGCCTGTCTCTGTCACCTTTCAGTGCGCCAGTAGTAATGACATAAGCATTGTGCCAGTTGCCTGATCTATACTTGATAATGTCATACAAGCTGTCACGCAACTGGAACACAACTGACTTAATTGCAGAAGGCTTTGTGTATTCGCCATTCACACTGATCATCTGCCAGATCTTGTCCATGTCCACAATGATATCTTCAGGATCAGCATTTTCTTTGACAAATGTAGACTTACCGGAGCAAGGCGCACCATAGACAATGAAGACCTTCTTTGGCACTGGCTTTCTGAATCCACCTGTGCTTGTGCTGTTGAAGCCGAAACGCTCATGAATCTGGTTATGACATTTGAAACAAACACATTCAACATTGTCCGGATTCAAAGACACCGATGCATCAGCCACATTTGCATCAGACAGCTCCTGCTTATGATGGATGATCAGATCATATTTCTTTAAGATAGGCTTGCCACACTTGGCGCAGTGTACATAACCATCTGCATCAGTGCGCTCTGCAATGATCACCTTCCGGAATGCTTCCCACTGCTTTGACTTATAAAACTGCTGCTGATTCATAACATCACCGCCTTTCAATCATCAATGAAAACTAAGACAAAAATAAGCAGCGCAAACGCAATTATAAGATTCATATCTATCACCTCACATTTAAATAAAGCGCACATTGCTGTGCGCTTATACTGAATACTTCCATGTGCCATTAACCTTAATCCAGACTCTCTTGGCTCTGCGCCATGTGCCATTCACTTTGATCCAGACAGATCCTTGATGCCATGTATTAGATGCCTTGATGCGCATGGATCCTAAGATATAAAGTGTATTGGATTCCTTGTAGCTTGATGCCAAGGATCCATTCAGCGCACACACTCTGTATTTAAGTGCCTTTCCTGCACCAGACCGTGCCAAGTCACTGTCAATGGACACAGTGTCAGTTGTGGATCCTGAAGTGGCTGAAGAAGAAACAGTCTTTAGATCTGTCCATCCGGAATTGCCTTTGGAATACTGGATCTTGTAGCCAGTGATCAGACCGCCAGAAGCACCAGACCAACTAATTGTGACAGTATCACCACCTGCCACGTAACTTCCTTGATTTGCAGTAATGCTTACAGAAGTAGGCGCAGAAGGTGTCCTTGGAATGTCAGTCAGCTTAACATTGATAGTAGGTGTTGCACCTTGATACTGTGCAGAGCTGTTATTCCATCGGCAACTGATTGCAATGGTCTTCTTACCATCCGCATTGTGTGTCACAGTTTGTGTTGTCGTAGCAACAGTCACTGGCACATTGTTTGGATTAACAGTGCCATAATTTTTGGGATTAAAAGTTGTGGTAGTTCCATCGATGGTAATGTAAATTGGTGTGCTGTCAGGAATGATATACTGCCCACCCCATTCTTCCATGATGCGGATCCTATGCGCAATGCTTAAGGTGCTTGAATTGCTTGCTACATCATAAGTTTCTGTCAAATAAGGCTCATAAAAAACACCTGCAGCATCATAGCCATGAATCAATACTGATCCAAGGCTTTGACTAATTCCAGTTGCCATTCAATCACCGCCTTAGTACTGAATGTAGATATCACCATTGGAACCGCCAGAAGGTGCGCCAGTTCCGGAAGTAATGGTCTTCTGCTTGCCATTTACAGCTGTCTGTAAACTGCTTACATTGCTGTTGGTAGTGGCTAAGTTATTGTTTGTAGTGGACAGATTTGTATTTGTAGTGGCTAAATTGCTTTGTAACGTGCTTACCTTGCTGTTTACAGTGCTGATCTTGCTATCAGTGCTTGAATTCACATCACTGATTTTTGCATCTACTTCAGCAGCCGTATAAGCCTTAGTCAATCCTTTGTCTGCGCCAATTACATAATTATCCATGTTACCATTCCTCACTTTCCATGTGTTGTTTTTTTAATTCAAGTTCCTGCTTCTTCAATTTCAAAGCTGCAGGATCTTGTGTCCATTCGGTCTCATGATCCCAATGCTTCAAAAGGATCATTGCAGAAGCAGGATCCGGAAGAGCATATTTTTCAAAATATTCAGTCCTAATCACAGTTGGCTTCTGCATCTGCGTCACATCATAGCCTTGGTCATCAAGTATTTCCTGAATTTCTTCAGGAAGCTTTACTTTTTCAACAATTGTCCGCTTTTCCGAATACATGAAGCCTGTTGCCCTGTTGAAAAGTGCTGTCTTTATGGCTTGAATAGGCTGTTTCCGACCGTTTTTTATCAATTCGGAAAACTCTAAATACTGCTTTTTGTACTCACACAAGGTGCTTTTGTTGATACCAAGGTTTTCAGCGATCTCCTTGTCAGTTGCGCCTATTTTCAGCCATTCTGTGATCTCTTCAAATCTTGGCTTCACATCAGATTCATACTTGGAAGGTCTTCCCATTTTCTCACCTGATTCATTTTATTCGTTTTTCCATGTCATCCACCTTCTGTTCTAACTTGAAGGTTCTTTCAATGATTGAATTGTGCTTGTCCTGCTTCTCTTCAAGCCTGTTGATGTCTTTCTTTATTCCTGATATTTCTTGCGACAGAACAATCATCTGTTTTTCATTGGATGATTTCATTGTCTTCACCACACCAAGATAGGAAAAACCACCAGTCACAAAAGCCACCAGAATAGGCACTGCCCATGTTACAACTTGATCCACTGTCATCACCTGCCTTTAATAGATAACACATCACCCAAGATTTATTGCTTGTATATATGGATACACTGTCAGCGCAGATCCGCTGTTTTGTAAACCATACAAAGTCACTGTTTGTTCATTATCTGATGCAAAAATCTTAACTATCTGTTGTGCGCTCTGCTTGCCTGAAGCATTGGCAGGTGCTGCTGTTACAAAGTCCATTCTTGATGGATTTGCGCCATTTGCAAATGAAACTTGCCTGTAGCCACTTCCATTAGTTGCCCAATTTATTGAACCTATAACTAACCAGTTTCCTGCTCCCAATGTTTGTGTTCCCAATACAGTTACACTATTATTTGGAACAGATATTGTAGGCAAAGTATTTGTGATTAAATAGCCACTTTCACCATGATAATAAAATGCACCATTATTAGAAACAAATGTGCATCCTCTGAAATCAAATCTGCTGCCATTGAACCATGAATATTTTGGCATTCCATTTACAACATCAGTCCAATCATACGCAGAGCCAATGATGAAGATTCTGGTTCCTGCTACAACTTCACCACATACCATTCTGTCAGTTCTAAGTTGTGATCCATAATGGCTTGCCACATATTTAAGCCATTTCTGTGCTGTGTCAGCATTCCATACATCAGATGCGCCAATATCCCAATATGCCAATCTTGGCACTGTAAACATCAGATCATTGGAAGAGCCTGCGCCAATTTCACTTCTTGTGACAAATTTGCTGTAGCCACCACCAATTCCATTGCCATATCCATTTGGCATGTACAGATCACCAGTCAGTGTGCCACCTGTTAATGGCAAGTATTCCAGTGATTTCTGATCATACAGTTCATAGGTGTATGTGCCTGTTTTTCTGATGGCTACATTTCCACTGGTGTCAGCAATCTTGGCAATGGTGATGGTATGACCGGAAAAGGATCCTGTGTAGGATCCTGTTCCAGTCCATGCAGATGATGCAATTTCAGTGTCATTGATAAAAAGTCTGTTGGTTCCATCATCTACAGTGCCAAGCAGATCTTCACCTGCTGAAGTTATCTGCAATAAGTTCTTCATTCGGCATCATCACCAATCTTTTCCACTTCCGGAAGACCTGCCAAAGATGTCAACAGTGAAACCACACCTGCCAGTGCTGCAGTGCCAAGAACATGCATCCACTGCACTTCAGAGATGGTCACAGCCACCGGAATACTTGCCAGTGCAGTCTGTGCCACAGTCTTTAAAGCACGCACTGCAGCTGCCTTTGCCCATGTGATCCAATATTCTTTTTTACTCATCATGATCACCACCTTCACTTTAAGGATTCAAGAAGCTTCTTCAGTTCATGCAGTGTGGCAGTTGCTTCTTCAACGCTCTTGTTAGCTTCCTCAATCATCACGGATGCCTGATCCACAACAGCATTAACCTTTGCCAGTTCGATGGTAGGCACAGGCGCAGGTTCAGGCTTTGCAGGCTTAAAGCCATTCAATCCAACTTCCTTGATGATAGCCGGAAAATCAATGTAACATTCATCAGTGTCTACCTGCACTCTGGCAATCTTGGCGGAAGACGCATACTGCCACATGTCAAACGCATTGAAATTCACAGAAGGCTTTTCTGCCATCCAAGCAGCCACCCACTTGGTATAGTCAGCCAGTCTGGAAGTCTCAATCTTATTTTCAAACCAGTAAAGGCTTGCGTATACACCAACATAGTATCCTTTATCCTCTAAGGATTCACAGAAGGCAATAATGCCATCAGTTACACCTTTCTTGTTAGACTGCTGCCAGTGCTGATCTTCCACATCAATGTAAATAGGATATTCAAACTGTCTGCCCTTCAGGCAATTTTCATACATGTAATCAGCTTCTGCCTTGCCTTGTTCTGCAGAATCGGCACAGGAATACCAGTATGCGCCAACAGGCATTCCTGCTTCTTTTGCCTGCTTATAAAATGTTTCATAGCAGGCATCCTTGTTCTTGGTTCTTGCGGATCCATAGCCAGTGTAGCCTGCACGCAAAATAGCAAACTCATAACCGGAAGCTTTTGCATTCGCTAAAGACAGACCTTCTTGCCATTCGGAAATATCAATGCCTTTTTTCATGGTTAAAAACTCCTTTCAGAGATAGTTTTTCTAATACCATGATAAAGTGATTTAGTAATTAATTGAATACCCACGAATGCGCAAGAAAAAAGCACCTTTTCAGGTGCTTTTCATATCCTTTTTCTGCTTTGGATAATAAAATATTACATCACCATTTTCTGTCCAGATCGTGATTCCTTGCCTATCTTCAGCAAAATCATTATCAAGTGGTCTGTAATCATTGATCTTCACTTCAGGATAATTCTTTTCAAACAGTTTTTTGATTTCTTCATTAGTCATTTCTGCATGTCCTTCCTGATTAAGTCTTTGATTAGTCCTTGCACATTATCCACCTTTTCCAGATGGCTGATAATGTCCGCATCAGTCTTCCGGTTCAGGTTAATCTTGATCTGCTTCACGTTCTTGGCATTGTACTTAATTGCTGCCATTGAATGTGCATTCTTTTTTTCTTCCATCATTCAAATGATACCTTTCCTTTCTTCATTCTATACCGCAGTTGTGATTCTGTGTATTTGCCATTCACATTGACTTTGGATCCATCAACAATTTCAAAGATGTCCTGAAACCATCCATCCTCATTCATTGCCCAACTGGCTTTACCATTGACGATCATGACCGCCTTGCCATTAATGATTGTGATCATTTTTATCTCCCTTCTTCCTCATGCCAGATGTGATCATTGATGTAACTTGTCAATCCACCAAGGCTTTTGTGGTAAAACAGTAAACGCTTGTGCCATGTGGTGTCATACCACTTGTGGTAAAGTCTGTAAGGCAAGTCATTGCTTTCATCATAATATATCACAAAGTATCTGGTTTTGGTCATCAGTTCACCAATCTTTTTCATGTCAGGCACCTTCCTTTCAGTCTATAAATCTGATTGAGTACATCTCCATCACTTGATAGTTCTTTCGCACTATATCAAGTGCTTCACCTTTGCTACTGGCATTGACATTCACACATTTAAGCCATCCACCAGTGCTATAAAACTTAACTTCATA